GTTGTCCATTTTTCCTCTTAGTTCTCCGACGATTTAGCAGTCGGTTTTGGTTGTTGAAAAGCACGCTCTGCATGGTTCAGTTTTTGCGCGTGAACCTGACCGCCGTGCGCCATTTTTTGTTGAACTTGTGCTTGGGCTTGCTGCAAGGCTTGTTGCTTTGCCGCCATTTCCATAGCGTGAGCTTCTTGCATCTGGGAAATTTCCATTTGCATTCTTTGCGCCGCCATCATGGGGTCTTGGCCAGATTTTTGAGCAGCATCTTGAGCCTTGAGCCCCAACTCTTCTGCGCGAATTTGCAGATCGCCTTGGGCTTTTATCTTCTTGATCTCAACCTCTTGCTGCTTGATCTGCAACTCAGCTTGTTGCATCTGCACCATTGGGTCTTGCGCCATCTGCTGAGCTTGCTGTTGGGCGGCTTGACCCTTGCTCTGCGCCAGCACTTGTTGTGATGCCTGAGCCACTAAGCGTGACAACTGCACCTCAACATCTTCTGGCAAATCTTCGTCTGGCTTGGGCATTGGTACGCCCAACTGCTCTTCAACTTTCTTGCGATAAGCAAAGGCCAAGTGCTCTGCAACGTGAGCCTGAATTTCGGCCATCATTTTCTGAGCTTGTGGGTTTTGACCAATCTGCGCGGCCATCATCGGGTCTTGCATCAAAGCCATGTGGACAGCAATGTGTGCATCGTGGTCTTGATAGATAAACGCCTTTGTTGGTTTCCCGTTCAAGAACGCCATGTTCTCGCTAACTGGATCGCGCGGCTTCATGTCGTCTTCAATCGGGACAAGTTTGTCTGCGTTCTTTACACCCAGCACTTCAATCATCTGGCGGTGCAACTGAGGAAGGTCATAAATTTGAGGAGCCTGCGAGGCCAACTGAATCACAGCTTGGTACTGCATGATCCGTTGAGCCATGGTCGAGCTGTTAGGGTCCGACACTGGAATGACTTCCACCATGTCGTAGTCTTCCCGCTTGGCCATGCGGTCGCCGCCTTGTGGCTCGTACTCGTATTCGCTTGGGGTGTTGTCGCGAATAATTTCTTTGAGCAGTTTGAATTCCTGCTTCATTGAGTAGTGGACACGAGCCTGCACCGCGCTCATCGTCTTGAGTTGACGCTCAAGCAACGCTAGTGTCGTGCCAACAGGAGAGTTGGCGCTCATGTCGCTGATGTTCATGTCGGCAATAGAGCCGAGGCGACGTCCCTCTTCTGTAATTCGATCCAACAACGCAGCCAGAACTTGTGACGGCTCTTTGTATGGCAACGGCATGATGTTGTCGCGCACCGTGCCGCCGGGCACATCCACATCGCGCCACTCGCCCGGAGCGATTGGGGTGTCATCTCCCTTGATCCGCAGGCCGCGCGACTTCAAGCCGCCCGGCAAGTTTGACAAAGTGCCAGCATCAACCAACTGGCGAATCAAAGATGTGCCGGCACGTGCGTAACCACCGATCAGGTGGATGTAGCCAAAGCCATAAGCACCAAAGCCGGGGACGTAGTCGTATTGAACAAAATGCTGGCGCTTGAGTTTCTTGGGATCGCCCTCGTTCCAGTTACGGTACACCGACAGAACCTTGTTTGTCCCCTTGTCAATCGTCACGATGTAAGGAAGAGCAATGCCATCCTCGTCTTCGAAGCCGGGCATATCGTAGTCCACTTGAATCTCAAGGAACTGATAGCGCTCGTCATCGGTAACGGAATAGCCCTGCTCTTCGGCCTTCTTTTTCTCCACGTCGTTGTGGATCATGACCGGCTCACCCAGCTCGACATCACGATAGAAACCTGCGACCTGCAGCTTCTTCACATCGTTCTTTGTTTTGCGCATCACATGGGTAACACGCTCAGCAGAACGGGCGCCAGAAGAGCCATAAGGGATGACGATGTCTTCGGCAGGACAGAAGATCGAAATTTGACGTCCCAGACCGGGATCGAAATACACTTTCTTGAAGGCGGAACCTGCCAGACCCAAGTTAAACAGCATGCGCTCGTGCTCTGGGCGGTACTCAGGCATGCCATCGACCAATTGGAAGTTCATATCAGTACGAACTCGCTCGGCTGCGTCCTCTTTGAGCTTGTCGATTGCGCCAATGATCTGCGTTTTGACAGGACCCTGAGCTGGAAACGTCTCAATGATGGTCTCGGACTGGAATCGAACAGCGGCCTCGGTCAAAAGTGTTGAAAAAACACCACAGGCACCAGTCCAAGGCTCGGTTCGCTCTTCGTATTTCATGCCAAGAACCTCAAGTCCTTTGACATACATCTCTACCCAGTCTTTTCTGGAGGAAATATCCGACTCAACCTCACCAACCAGATCGGAGCCAAGCTTCTCGAGCTCGCCCTCGTCCATAAATTCAGCCAAGTTGGCGTCAAAAGCTGGCCCATCGTCCTCTGGCATCAGGTCAATAGCCAAACCGTCAATACCAACTATCACATCATCCGGGTTTTCAATGATGATTTCCACCGCGGGCGTGTCATCCTGCACGATGTCAGAAAAATCCAAGCCAGTTGGAGCTTGTGCGAGGGATGAAACCATGCTGCTCGTTGCCATATTTAATCCTAATAGAATGCGGCCTTGCGCCGGAAGGACAAAGGTTCGTCCTGCTCATCGGATTCTAGTCTTAAGAACCCGCCTTGTCGAAATCTCGTAATAGCCATAACCGCCGTGTCAGCCAAGTCATCATGCGCCGCGTTAGGAAAAGCAGCCATTTGGTCAATAACTTCTCTGGCCCAGCGAGTATCTGGCGCCCACACCTTACCAGCCTGAAAAATAGCAGAAACCGTGTTCATCCGGGCAATCTTGTCGTTCGACTGCTGACGTGTACCACGACTTGGGGTATACCCCCTGATAAAAATATCGGCCTGCTGGTTCAATTCCTGAATCAACGACGCACCCGCGGCCTTGGCCTCAATAATACAGTCGTCAGGCTCCCACTCTAAATAATGCGCGCGAGCTTTTTCCTTGAGCTCAGGAAACTCCATCCGCTTTTGGAAAGCATCCAGCAAGATGATGTTCGCATTGTTCGCATCCTCATCCAAATAGAACACACCCCAAGTAGTACAAGCCGAAAAGTCGGACCGCTCGTTTTTCGTAAACGCCGTATCCCACGCTTGGATGATGAACTCGCACCTCGGCGGATCATCTCTCTCCCAAATCTTCCACCAGTCCCGCTTAACAATGGCGCCCTCTTCACCAGTGGGCTGCTGCTGGTATTGAGCATTCCACTTGGCCGGCGACAATTCTTCCTTCAAAGCCTCAAGCAGCTCCAGCGACCAGAACTCAGGCCATAAGGGATTACCCGAAGGCAAGATCGCTGGGAACTCAATGACGCGCCACTCGTCCTCTTTGCCTCTTTCCCCGGCTTCTTTCAAAACACGGCCAATGAGGTCATTCTCACTCCAGCGCGTGGCGATGATAATGATCGCGCCATTCGGCTGAAGACGCTGACGAGGACCAGACGTGTACCACTCGTAAGCTTTGTCGTATATAGAAGGATCATGAGCAGCCAGTGTCGCCTCTCCCTCCGTATGCGGATCGTCAATGATGACCAGATCAGCTCCTCGACCAGTCATCGTTCCCCCGACACCGATAGCAAAATACTCACCCACGTCATTCACAGCCCATCTACCCGCTGACTTCGAATCCTGCCGAATGTTCGTACTCGGAAACACTTCGTGGTACTGCTCACTCATCACCAAGTTCCTGACCTTACGTCCGAAACCAACAGCCAGCTCACCCGTGTTTGAAGCTTGCATTACCTTCTTATCAGGAAACTTGCCAAGGAACCACGCCGGTAGCATGTACGAGCCAAACTCAGACTTCGTGTGCCGCGGCGGCATAGAAATTGCTAGGCGCTTCAATTTCCCAGAGGCGATGTCCTCAAACGCCTTAGCCACGACCGCATGGTGTCTCCCATGAATAAACCCCGGCCACATCTTTTTAACGAAGGCCATGAAAGACGCCTGACACCTCTCCCGCTCCACCGCAGCCTTGTACTCAGCCACCTGCTCCAAAAGCTTCTCCTGCTCATGCACGGGCAACTGCGCTACTAACGCCTCAAGGTCCTTCATTCAAGTTCCTTCAAATGCTTGAAATTTATATACGCCGGGCGAATCGTCCTACCCACTCCATCTATCTTCTTTATCACCCCAAGCTCAGCCAACCTGTCCACAATCCTCTTCGTCGAACCCATCCCCATCTTCCCCCTCACGTAAGCAATATCCCTCAACGTAGGCGAGAACCCATACTTCTTCCACCACTCATCAATCACAATAAAAACTTCCTTTTGCGCCGGGCTCATACCAACCTCCATACTCTCTTCATACGTCAAATCACCCCTGCGAATCTTCATGTCCCTGTGGATAACTTTTTCACGGCAATTTCCACGTGGAAGTTGCCGCGTTGTTTTTGTAGTCATATCAAAAATCCAAGTACAACCATACGTTTCATTTATTTTTTCGCAAGGACTGCCTAATTTTTAAGCAAAATATACCACCGGGGGTCGTGTTTATAACACTGACGGGGGGGTTTCCTCAGATGAGGGGGGTGGGGTCTCATCGGGGGAAATTTGGGATTGTTCGTGTGGAATAGTATGCGTATAGGTCAGGGACTCCTTTTCCTTGTTCGGGGTGGTCGGGGTAGGGTGGGTGTCGCCCGCGCCCGAATCCGCGGCCAACTCAGCCATCAGCGATTCGGCATCGGTCTCAAGGGCCTCAACGTCTACGGCGCCAGCGTTGGAGAGCTCACGCAACTGCGACATGATGGCCGCGCGCGCATCCTCAGAGCTGGTAATTGTGCGAACCTCTTTGCGCTCAGTGAATGCAGCCACTTCGGTAACAGTGCCCAGCACCTTGGCAGCCGCCGTGATTTGGCTGGGTTTCGCCTCTGGGTCGATGATGACTTTCACCAGAGATTGGATGACCAATTCACGCAAGGCCGCAGGGTTTCGATGTTTCGCCCCCTCTAATGCCAGTTCGTAAGCCTCTATTTCCGCGCTTATGTCGGGCCGGGCTTTCAGTTTGTGCGCTTGGTTCCCTTGTGTTTTCGGCAGCGCCTTGGTGTTGTACGCCTTCCGATACGCAGCCGCACCCGTGGAACCCTTCGCCACTTCAAGCGCGAAGGCCTTTTGTTTTCCGGTCAATTCCCTTGAAACGCCTTTACCCAAGATATGAGAGACGGGCACAGAATCGAGTGCTTCAGTCACTTGTGCGCGGGTGAGCTTCTTTGGTGGTTTAGTGTCTTTCATGGG